GTTGGTAGCGATTGGGGTAACGAGTGGACTGCACCCTTACTGTGGGTGATTGTGGGAGGAAATGATGATGTTGCGCCCAATGGCAAGACGATTCATATCCGCGATTGAAATCTGGTATCTAACAAATGTTAGGAGAACGAACATGGTAATTATTGATTTGGGGTATCGCAGTGTGGTGTTGCAAACCGAGGATGCAGTGCGTGTTGCCGAGATTCTGGCAAGGGGCGAGACTTTCGTGGAGAAGTATCGCACCAAGGAAGAGAAGGAGAAGAGCGGCATTGATACCGACTACACCTACCACGTATACCCACAAGAGCAACCGTTCAACATGAAGATCATGCCCGACTCGCAGTATCAGATGGCGAAGCTGGCGGGTAAGCCTGTGAAGGAGTGAGTATGAAGATGGGAAAGCTGGACTATTCCACGAGCCGAGAAGAAGGCTTTGTGAAGATCAACTGGAAGGTTATGCCAACGGATGTAGTCATGTTGGACATACTGAGAGATTGGATAGTGGAGTTAGAAGGTATCTACGAAACGAAGCGGGAAGAAGTTTTTAACCAAGGAGAAATGAAATGAGTATCAGTGCATCAGCAGTGTTAGTGGAATTGAACATCAGCGTATGGCCTGCGTCCAAGATCGACCGAGAGATCACGGACAAGGTGAACTCAGATGCGGGGGCAGTGCGTGGGGCATCGCAGACCAAGAAGAACTTATTTGCAGGTACGAGCCTACGCAAAGACATATCGGACTTTGCCGCACGAGTGCGCCTGTATCACAACAAGCACACATTGCCCTGGGCCGACAAGGGTGAGCGCATGTTACCGACTGCGTTGTTCATGGACTACAAGCAGACCATGAATGGGTTCGAGCAGACGTTCAACATGATGTGCAACAACTTCTACATCGAGTACCCACGCTTGGTTGCCGAGGCACCGACTGCGTTGCAGGGGCTGTACAAGGCAGAGGACTACCCCGAACTAACAGATGTTAGGTTGAAGTTTGGCTTTCGCCGCACAGTCAAGCCTGTGCCCGAGGCCGGTGACTTCCGCTTGGACATTCCTGCGTATGACTTGGAGGAGATGCGCAGCGAGTTTATGTCACAGCAAGACCGCAAGTTGGCAGAAGCAATGCGCGAGCCGTGGGAGCGTCTGCATAAGACGTTGGTGGCAATGTCGGAGAAGTTGACTGATGTTGAGGGGGATGACGGCAAGAAGCGTTACCACGACACGTTGCTTACCAATCCTTTGGAACTCTGTTCTCTTTTGACGAAGTTGAACATCACCAACGACCCGAAGTTGGAGGAAGCCCGTAGGCAAGTAGAGGTAGCCATGTTGAACGCGGACATGGAGAGCATCAAGGAAGATGCAGACACGCGCAGTGAATTGAAGTCCAAGGTGGACGCAATTATTTCTAAGTTTGAATGGTAAGGAGTATTAGATGAAGACAATGGAACTGAGCAACATTGACACCCACAAGCATGGCAAGGTGGACGAGGTTCACACCACCATCGACCGAGTGGTGTATCGACTGGCAACACTGAACCCGCTGTGGACGTTTCGGGTTCGTGACGTGACCACTAGCTTTACCGGCACAAGAATGGCTATGGCGTTCGATGTGCTTGAGCAGGGCGAGACACTGGGCATGATTATGAGGGCGTATCGAAGCGGGAACCATGTGATCGGCATATCCAATGACCGCATTGCCAAGGGGCGTAGCCGTGGGGATACGTATCACACAGAAGATGCAGAGAAGGCCGTACTCAAAGCCAAGAAGATGTTCTTTCGTTTGAAGCCAGACGAGCGTGTCGCTCAAGCGGAGAAGGCGGCGACAGACGTTATGAGTAGCCAAGCGTGGAACCGCGAGAGAGCCAAGGCCCAAGAGGACAGCGTTATCCGAAAGGCGGCGATGGAATACTTCAGCGGTGCGGGGCTTGCACATTTCATGGCACACATAGAGTCACAACCCCCGTCGGTTAGCGCACCCATTCTCAAAGCGGCGAAGAAGGTCGAAGAAATGCAAGGCGAGATGCTCACCATTGAGACCATACGGCAACGCTTTGCAAATCAAGGCACTGCCCTAGTCATAAAAGATTCGGGTAAATACTTGGTCAAAGTGCGTGACAATGTACAACTCTACGATGATAATACGCTCCCTCATGAGATGCGTAGTAAGTTGGGTATGTTGAAGTTGGTGGAGGCCGAGACATTTCTATCCAACGTAGGGTGTCGTGTCAATGATGAAGTGTTTGTCCTAGTGTTGGATGAGCAGACCTAACAACTGTTAGACAAGGAGCAACTGCAATGAAACAACTAAAACTCAAAGCTGTACCCCCGATAGGTACGACATACAAACCAAAGAGTATCTTAGACCCAGCGTTTAAGTACATACCATCAGCATCGACAGATGTGCAAGCAACATGGATTAAGTTTGGGTGGAAGCCACCCGAGAGGAAAAAAGATGAAAGCAATTCTTGAATTCACATACCCCGAAGATCAGGACAAGCTACGGCACGCGCTCAATGGGAGTAAGGCTATCAGCGCATTGATAGACATTCAGATGGCGGTGCGCAGTCACTTCAAACATGACGCTGACCCTACGGATGTTTTGGGGATGGTCAGGGAACTCACTAACACAGCACTCGCAGAGTGCGGGGAGGAATGATGGAAACAATCGCAACAACAATTATCTTGGGGTTCATAGGTGTGGTGGTTGCTGGCCTTGTGCTGGTTGGACTGATGCACCTGTGGTTCTGGATGGACGAGAACGAAAGGGGGGATAGATGATTTGGAAAGTGCCATATATAACACCATTTTTCCGCGCACTGTTTAACGGCACAACAGAGGCGCAAGAAATCAACATAGACCGAAGCGCACCAGATGAATACTGGACGTGTGTCGGAGTAGACAGAACCAAATTGCCTTGGCTGAAGGAGAAGACATGACCCCCAAGAGTTTTGACATTGACACCTGCAAGGAAGTTGTAGGGGATGCACGGATGCGTGTCATCGAGGCTAAGGCCCGACAGGATGCCGACAACGGCGTTATGGACGCACCAGCAATGGCAAAGGGAACCTACTGGGATGGGGTGTATTCAATCATGGAGACCACTGTGTACATAACGGCGCATGAGAAACGATTGGCGCGGATGCAACGGATGAAGGAGAGAGCATGAGTCCAAAAATTGAAGCCCTGATAAAAGCAACTGGATGTGAGCAGTTGGCCTTGAAGCAGGGCCAATGGGAACACACCAGCGGCTGGCGCAAGCGACAGATTGAGCGGGACTTTGCCGCCATAGATGATGCAAACAACATCCGCAAGAAACAAATTGCACACATGGACATGCACAGTCACCCCGCAGAGTTTGTCCACCTGCACCGCAACGACACCATCGAAGAAGTAGCACAGCATCTGGAAACAAAATTCACAGGGCCGTTCGGTCGTGACACAGTGCAGTCGTTCGCAACATTTGTTAGGAGTATGAAGAAATGAACAACCCACCAGCATTTCCAGGCAAACAAAAAGCACTACTCATAAAGTCTGAACATTCAGACATTGCCAAAGAATATGAGATTGACCAAAACGGCATGACCCTGCGCGATTACTTTGCGGCCAAGGCGATGCAGGGCGGTATTGATTTAGTCCCACACATGGCTACGCCCAAAGTGGACAAAACGATGCCTCAAATAATTGCTGAAATGGCTTACGAATACGCAGACGCAATGCTGAAGGCAAGAGGAGAACAACCATGATGCCACCACCGAGTAAAGAACTGTGCCTGATGATGGCAAAAGTCAACTTCCCACGCGATGAAAAACTTAGTTGGACTTGGCTATTCGCCTGGGGTTTCCACGAAGCGTATGTCGAGGGTTGGTATGAAGGAGTGAAGCTATGAGACCAGAAAAAATATTCCACGCAGTTATGCGTTCCAGAGGATACACAGACGATGACTTCAAGATGAACAAGGGTAGGTACATCAACCCCAACATGCAAACACGGTGGAACTATTTCCTCTTGGGTTGGGAAATGCGGGGTGCGGCATGATCTTCTTGTTCAAGAAACGCAAGCTGGTGGTGGACATGTTTACCTGTCGGCAGATGGTGTTTGATGCGGCAAAGCCCAAAGCGGCGGCGCATTTCTACCCGCAGTGGTGGAAGGATTTGAAGTTGGAGATACCCATACCGACTGGCTTGTTCCCTACCGCTACTATGAAGCGGTGCATGGGTCTGGTCGATCACTACAAGCACGGCATCATTCAGCCCCTGTGGTCTGACTATACGTTGGAAGTAGGAGCCGTTGGCGACCCGTACTGGGCAGGGCAGTTTTCTGACAACACCAGCACCATGAGCCAACACCCTGCAATACTGCGCGGCGCGTATGCGCCTGAGTCCCATTACTGCCACATGAAGTTTGACAACCCTTGGGTGACAAGATGCCAAGAGGACGTTTACTTCAAGTGGGAACAACCGACATGGAGTATGCCGAGCCTGTCTAGCTACATCTTGTTGCCGGGCACAACGGAATTCAATTACCAGTACTCCATGAATGTGAACGTGCTGTTCATCAAGGGGGCAACCAAGACCACGCATCGTTTGAAGTTTGGTCAGCCGTTGGTACACCTGACGCCGTTGACCGAGCGCCCGATTGATCTGCGGCATCACATGGTTACGAGGGAGGAGTACAACAAGTACATGCAAGGCGAGAAGCTGAGCAACATCAATCGATACCGCGAGTACCGCAGGGTACGTGAGTCCGAGGAAAGCAAATGCCCATTTGGGTTCGGGAAGAAGACATGAAGGGCGGCGCAAGACCAGGGAGTGGACGCAAGCCCACACTGATCGACGAGCGTAGAGCCTTGAGCCTACACAAGCAGGGAGTATCAATGCGAGAGATCGCCGAGCGGTTCGGCGTGAACTTGCAGGTAATCAAGTATTTTTTTAAGAAGCAAAGGAGGTTAGAACATGACAACGGGAATTGAGGAACTGAAACTGATAAAGCCAAAGAAGGGGCGGGGGTTGGGTAAGAAGCCGCCACTTTTTTGCACGAGCTTGCGTCTACCGAAGGAGGTGATGGATTATTTCAACACCAAATATCCGTATACAAAGCAAGCCAAGATGAGAGAAATTCTTACCGAGTACATCAACAGCCAAATGCAAGGAGCAAACAATGGCAACAACTGAGAAAACCAAAGTGAAAAAAGCGTCTCGCGCATCCCTGATGCGTCAGTACTACAACGGCAACCCAGAGGCTACCGTCAACGAAGTTGCGAAGAAATTCAAGACCACGTATCAGATTGCGTATATGGTGAAGCGGGAGTTGGACAAGCGCAAAGTAGAAGACCTACCGAGGAAGCAGGGCGCAGGGAAATTCAAACGGATAGCG